GCCTACCTTAAGAGCCACGCTACACCTCGTCGAGTTGCTTCATGGCCGCGTCGTATTCCTCGCGCGTAGGCAAGTCCTTGTCCTTCGCCTTCTGGTCGGGGAACTTCATTTCCAGCATCTGCTGAAACTCTGTCATCGACAGCGCCTCAGCATCGGCACTCGACAGGCCCAGATGCACCCGCGCCGCTGAGACGTACTCGTGCGCGTCAAAGCGGTCGGAGAACTTGCCACCGCCCCCGCCTGGCTTTGCAGTGCCCGCAATGCCGTGCTGCATCAGGTGCTGGGCAATGATGATCTGCTCGGACGCTGGCATGGCGCCTGGCGCCCATTCGTTGCCTTCCAGCGCGCCGATTAGGGGCGTCGGGTCTTCCTGATCGCACAGACAAGCCAGCACATAGGCTGCCTCTCGCGCTGCGCGCGGCCCGTGCAGGGCGGCGAAGGTGGCAACAATCTCATGCGGACTCCCAAGCGCAGCAATGCGACCGAAGGACGGGGTGAACGTGTATTCGTCCCCGCCCTCGGTCGCCGCGCGCACAAAGCCGCACTCAACCAGCACCGCCCGGCCTGCTTACAGGTTGAACAGTTGCACAACCACGTCGGCTGCGCCGGTCAGCGTCACAACGCCCTGGCAGTAAGCGCTGACCGTGCCTAAGATCACCGACACGCTCAGGCCAGCGCCGACAACGATGGAAACGCCGCCAGAAACAGTCACTGGCCCGATGCCGGGTACGTTCACGGTCGTGCCGTCAGCGCCGTCAATGAGGACGGTCAGCGAACCGCCCGTAGGGTTCCGCATCACAAGCAGTTGCTTGCTGCTCGGGGAAAACGTCAGTGTGTCGCTGGCGGTCAGCGTGGTCAAGGGAGAAGCAAAGGCACCGCCAGCGTTGGGCGGGACGATAGATGCAATGGCGGCCATGTGTAGGGCTCCTAGAGGTTCGCGGTGTTAAGCAGGGGTGAACGTGACATCGCCGTTGGACATGGCCGACGTCGACCACGTAACAGCGTCGGCGAAGGGGCTGGCCGATTCCCAAGACGAAAAGATGAACGGCCCGACAGTCACGCCATCAGGCGCGGTCTGACGAATCCATGCCTTCGGCTGGTTGCCCGTTGATGCGCCAGGGCTGTAGATGTGCGCCTTCAGTTCGGCCTGATTGAAGATGGCGTCGGTGTACGCAACGCCGTCGCCGCTGAACTCGACGGCCTTGAAGGTGACGAGGCTGGTCTTCGTGAATGACGGCGACTGGTCCGCTGTCGTGTCCACCGTGTCCCAATTCACGTTGATTCCCTTGCCGCGCATCATCCCCAATCTTTTGAACGTCAGGGAAGCAAGCAGGGCGGTTTCGTCGCCGATGGCGAACTCGATCAGTACATCGCGGCCGGTAAAAGCAGGCATGGTGTTTTGTCCTAAGTGGTGATTGCCGAGACGGCGATTTCAAAGATGGCCCGGCCGTCATCGGCAGGCATGTAGACCGGCTCGGCCGGCTCCATGTAGACCAGCGCCCCGGCACTCAGGCGCATGGCTTCCACGATGGTGTTTGCAGCGTCATAGGCAGGGTTCGCGCCCTCGCCGTCCGCGCCGATCAGGGTCAGGGTAAATCGCGGCTGTCGGATCAGCTCCGCACCCTGCCCGCCCGAAGGCTTGACGATGCAAAAGCGTGATGTCCGCGGGCCGTCCGTCCACCGGCCAAACTGAATGACCCAGGGGGCAGGCAGCAGCGGCGCCAGGAAGTCGCGCAGTGCGTCGGCGGCTGTCATACCTTCAGCGCCCCGCTAATCATCCGGTCAATGGCAGGCTTGGCGTTGTCGAAGCCCTTTTCCAGAAACTTCGGCTCGCCGCGCGGATCCCAATAGTTGCCCTGCGCGATGTTGTTCTCCATCGGGCGCGGGGTATTTGTGCCTTTGAGCGTGCCCTTGGCCTCATGCACCCACTCGGCATACTCGGCCGTATAGCCGGTGCGGCCCATGATCTTGGACCCCTGCGCCTCTAGGTCGGAGTAGCGGCTGTTGATGAGGTTGCTTGTGTGCTGAGGCGTCAGCGCTGCGGCCTCTGATGCGCCCACAGTCAGCGCGGCATACACAGCACGCCCAGCCTTGCGCTGCTGCGCGTCGATGAACTGCGGCAAGCGATTGCTGAAACGCGGCTTCGTTGCCATCAGGTCAGCACCACATAGTCATCGGCCTTGCGCTCGAACGTGTCGCCATAGCGCGTGATGCCCTTGACCTCGAAAGCTCCTGCTGCTGCCGGGTCTTGCACCGTACTTCTGCCGATCAGCACGCGGTCGCCTTCTTTGATGTCGGCCCGTTCGGTGTAAATCTGCAAGCGGCTGACGAACTCTCGCCCGGCGCCGTTGGTTGCCAGCATGTTCTTCGCTTGGTAGTCGCACGCGAACTGCTGCGGCACGCCAAAAAGCGCGGCCCCCGTCCAGCCGGCTTGACTAGAGAGGGGCCACAAAGTGGCAACAGCGGTATTGGCCCAGCGGGCAGCGGATGACATGCCTGAGCATGCTAGGGAGCCATAGTCAAACGACCATCAGCAACGTCGCCGCAGCCGGGTCAGGTCCGACCAGCGCCAGCGTGGTGCCTGCGGGGTCCATTGCGCGAAGTGAACGGCGCAGCGCACTCAGCGCGTTATCTGTGTGCTTGAAGCTCCGTGAAGCGCCGGACGGCGCCCCCTGCGACTGGATGCGGCGAGGGGCGCCAGCGGCGGCCAGGATAGCCACCGTCATGCTCTGGATCATCGTCACCTGTTCATCCCCGTAGCCGGCGCTGAACATGGCATCCTCGACATCGCTCACACGGGCCACAGCAGCCGAGACGAAGAAGCCTGGCACTGTGATGCCAAGCGCCTCGTCCAGATACTGCGCGGCCTGTTCGACTGATATCACATCAGCCCTTTGACTTGCGGCGGCCCTTGTCGTGCATGGCAGCAATCTCGTAATCAGCTTGCGCCTCGGCCTCCGCGATGCTTTCGGGCACGATGTTGGCAACGATGGCGGAATCTCCCGAGTCCTTCTCGACTGTGTAGACAGTCGGCTCATCGTCGGTAACGTGGCACTTGCCGACCGCCCACTCAGGGACAGGGCCGGCAAGCTCCAAGACATCACCCAAGGCCACCCAGGCAGGCCAAGGCGCCTTCAGGTGCGTGACCTTGACCCTCATCACGCGGTCGTCAGGTGCACGATGTGCGAACGGCCATCAAAGTCGCTGCGGAACTGCGGGGCGGCAACAGCCATCGCGGTAAACACGTAGTCATCTTCCGGGTTCGCGCGGAACTTCGGGCGGGTCGTCAGCGGCATTGCCGATAGGATGGAACCCCATTCGCCAGTGCTCAGGCCGGCGATGCTGCACACGTTGTTGGCAGGCATCTTCGACGCGGGCACGATTTCGGCCACTTGGCTGACTTCCATCATGCGCTGAAGGATGGTCTTCGGATAGCCGGCGGCGAACTCGGTCAGGCTTGCATAGGTGTAGTCCGACCAGTTCAGAAACACCGTGATTTGCCCGAAGCTGTTGTCAGCAATGTGCAAGCCCAGGAGCTGCGAGAACATCGTCAGCCACTGCGCGCCCGTGGAGGTGCCCAGCGTCAAGCCGTGCGTGGCAGCAGTGCGCTCAGGGAAGGTCCGCAGACCGTGCACGGTGTTGCCGGCGACGTTGATGTTCGCCGCGCCGTTGATAACCATGTCCTCCAGCTTTTCAGCCACACGGCGCTGCTTGTTTGCAATGCTCTCGGTGTCCAGAACGCCGCCGCCCTTGCGAATGACCTCGCCCTGACGCCAGCCCCAGGTCGCCACCGCGTCAATCACGGGGACCGGGGTTCCAGCGTACTTGACAATGGCTTGATCGCCCCTGCCGTCGCTGCGGCCGTCCATGCTCATGTGCACTTCGCCCGAATCAGAGACCTGGGGGAAGTAGTTGATGATGTCGCCAATGCCGACCGGCGTGGAGTTAGCAGCGGCCAGGCGGTTGAAGACGACCAGCACATCGCGCTGGATCATCGCGGCCCGGGTGTCAATGCGGCGCCAAGCGTCGATAGGCACCGGCGAAGCGTTGCCGACGAGCATGGCCTGCGCTGCCAGGGCGGTTTCGCGCTGGTTGTAAACCCGGCGCGCGTTCAGCACGGCGGATTCTTGCTCGGGGGTGAAGTTCAAGAGTGGCATGATGGTCCCTTACGGCTGAGCGTAGCGGTTAGCAAGCTCGATGTCGATCAGCGCGCCAGCAGCGGCAGCGCCTGCCTGCAGGCAGAAGCCGATCACGACGTTTCCGGTTGCTGCGGCAGCCACGCGGCCTGCTGCTGCAATGGTCAGCGCCTGACCGAACGTGTAAGTCGCGGCAGCGGCGGCAGCTTGATACCGCTGGCCCGGCTCCAGGATGTATGCAACAGCGGTTTCACCCGAGACATACGGGACGAGCTGCGGGTCCGTCGCGTCAAGCGCGCCCAGGCTGTAGAAGTCCCGGTTTGCCAGCAGGCGCACAAGTCCGACCGGCGTGGTGGCTTGTGCGAACGTGGCGCCTTCGGTGACAAAGGTGCCAGGCAGAAGCGCGGCGGCGACCGTCTTGTCGCTGACGGTTTCGGGCTGACGGTGCATAGGCCCGCGATAGATTCGGTTGCCGCTCATTTCGTGGCCTCCAGTTGTGCGTTAAGGGAGTAGCCGGCGAACTCATCACCAGCGGCGCCCGTCGCGCCAGGGGCCACCGGGGCGGCCTTGGCGGTGTTGGTCTTCAGTTCCTTGCAGCGGGCCAGGCCCATCGCCTTGAAGTCGTCGGCGGTCAGGCTCTTGGTGTTCGCGGCCAGCTCCGTCGCCAGGGCGGCGAGTTCAGCGGCGGCGGCAGCGTTCGCGGCCAGTTCCACTTCGGCCAATTTGCCGTTCGCGGCGGTCAAGCGATCCTGAACCGGCTTGGCCTGCAATGCGTTGTAGGCGGTCAGAGCTTGGACATCATCCATGCCTGCCGTGCTGATGCCGGCTGCGTTCAGCGCGGCGAGGATTGCGTCTTTCAAGGTGTCGCCCTCTTGGTGGTTGGAAACAGGTTCATATTCAACGGTGACGGTTACTTCAACCGGCATGCCCGAGAATGCTAGGGAGCCGTCCGAACTGAGGCTGTAATCCTGCCGAAACAGCTTTCCGTCGCGGTCGGTCCAGATGGCGTAACGGGCGAAGACCTCGCGCAGATAGGCGCCGTCCGGTAGCAGCTTGTGCAGCCCCGAACTGATGGCGTCAAAGCTCACCTCATCCGCATTGCCAAGCAGGCGCATGATCCAGCCCTTGAAGCCTTCGGCGCGGCGGTCAACCGGGTCCGCCGTGATGTTGCAGACCTCGATGGCGGTTTCTTCGCCGGCTGCGTTGACGAACATCCCGACGCCTTCGGCCGGTGTTCCTGCGGGGGTTTCTTCCAGCAGGATTGCCAGATGGTCGAACTCCAGATTCGTCGCCACGGCGCGGTATTTCTTGCCCAGGCTTTCTCCGTTGGCTTCAACCTCTTGCAGCATCAGGCCCGAACTCACTGCGATAGGCTCGGTGTTCGTGCCCGCGATAGCGGCATCCAGCCGTGCGAGAACTTCGGCCCCGGCTGGCAGGGCTTTGGCCTGCGCGCCGTTGATGCTGATGTCGCACATGGCCCGGCCGCCTTCATAGCGGCTGTTCACGCACCAGGCGCCGATCCAGGCAGCAGACAGAGCCTCGCCGTTGCTGGCGCTGATGTGTCGGCCCTTGCCGTCCTTCGGGTGGCCTGCTGGCGCCGGGCGCCCGTTCAGCCCCTGCACTGACTTGCGCAGTTCCTCGCCGGGGTACATGCGCCCATTCAAGACGATGCCGTCCAGGGCGTGCACCACATCGCGCACCGTGTAGCGGTCGCCATCCCGGCTGACGTTGGCCGAGTTGACGGCGGTGACGATGTTGACGCGCGTTCTAGTCATGCGGGCGCATGCTAGGGAGAGGGCAAAAATAGTTTTGAAATAGTTGGCGTTAGTGCTTGCGTTAGTGCTAACAGTGCGCTATATTCTCTACATCGGATCAGCAACCAGACGGAGCAAACACCATGACCACCACGCACACAAGATCACCGGCAGGCGGCGCCTTCGGCGCAAA